CTTTCACAAAAATTAAATACTTAGAAAATTCTAAGTTAAAAAGTGTTGACAGGTTAGAAAATATGATGTATACTATGTACATACTTAGAAAAACGAAAGCGTATTCACCGGCAAGTGATTTTTGTTTTCTATGGTATGTAAAATAATATGCTGCGGATTTTCTCCTGTTGATATTCTAATTATATAGGAAATCCTAAGTATATTAAATACAAATGATGTTATGGAGGTGTAAATAATCTATGTATGAAACGTTTGCGAAACTGCTTTCAGAACGTGGCATATCCACTTACAAAGTCGCACAAGATACAGGTTTGTCACAAACAATGTTTAGCGATTGGAAAAATGGAAAGTCTAAGCCAAAAGTCGATAAGCTTAAAATACTTGCCGATTACTTCAGTGTAAGCCTTGAAACATTTGTTGAATAGATTATACTACTTTATTCAAGTGATGTCAACAGCTAGTAGTCCGTTTGAACGGACAGAAAATGAGGGGTGAGAAAGTGGAACAGAAAATTACTGCTACTCCAAGAGGGTGTGACAGTGCCAGGGTTGAGCAGGTGATCGTAACAAAAGCCTTGAAAGGTGCAGGAACAGAAAATGACCCCTGTAGAGAGGTCATTCAGTATTGGACTCTTGACGGAGAGCTGATTGTAACAAGATCACAATATGAGGGGGGCAAACGTTGAATTTGAAAAAGAGAGTGTACTATCTCGGTATTGCGTTGTGTCTAGCAAGTCCGCTTGCATTCGGTATATGTATGCTAATAGGGCTTGACAACACAATTCCGTTGTCTCTCATGATAACTAGCAATGTTTGCAGGATATGTTCACTGGAAGCAGAAATGACAGAAAACACAATGAGGAGTGACAAAGCAAAGAGTCAGTACGAGGCTCTGACAAAGGCAAGTGTTATTTGTCCCCATGAGAATGTTTTGACTATCGAGGAGGTGGACTAAATGAGGTCACCTGACATTGAAATGGCGGTGCGGCTGTACTATGAAAAGCCCGAAATAACCAATGCGGATATCAAGGAGCTGTTCGGCACAGGTGAAACGCAGACTATCAAGATCAAGAAAGCTGTTAAGGAAGAAATGGCAAAGCGTGGTGTGAAGTCATGGCTGCCGCACTCGGTCAATACAGAGATAGCCTACGAGGTGTGGGGCATTGATATCGACAACTTCGAGAAAAGGCTTAAAAAACTCCGCACGCTTTACGGAAAGGACGTGAGAAAATGATAGCCGTACTAGAGATAATCAGATGTGCCGCAGCGGTAGCGCTCTTGGTGGTGCTTACAATGTATGTAGCGTACAGGTGGTATGTAAGCGTAAAAGAAACTGCCTACGAGGAAGCAGAGGAGAGCATTAAGCGTGCGGTGAGAGAAGCAGGCAGACCCGTGGTCAAGGTCGAAGTTGAAATGAAAGGAAAGTGGTAATGAACATTGTAGGAATACTGCTGATAACAATAGCTGTGATTGCAGGCATAGATGTAGTGATGTATCTTGTGCTGAGCGTGGTGGATAGGCACTGGGAGAAACGTTTTGAAAACGAGGAGGACGAAGACGATGATAGTGATGAGAGAGGTATTTAAGAGGGACAAGCCCCTTGACAACGGCAGCGGAGCGGTCAATATCTGCGTGTTCCATTCAAATGTCAAGCCTGACGAATGCGGTGCGCTTACAGTAACGCCAACAAAGGACTACTGCCGTAGATGTGCATTCTACAAGACCCGTGAGGATTTTGACAGAGGGCTTGGCGATGCCGCAAGGTCGCTCCGTGAGAAAGGGATTGAACCTGTGAAGAAGATGGACTATGACGGCAGGCAGTATATGAGCGTAAGACCTATTGGAAAGGAGAATGACGATGATAACGAAAGAGGAGTTTGAAAAGGCGGTGGAGTGCTGTACAGGATTTATTGCTAGTTGCGAAAATTGTCCGCTATGCGAAAAAGATTTTAAGTGTGGTATGTATTTGGCAGAGTACCTAAAAGAAACCGAGCCTGCACCTGCGGCAACAGGCACAAGCTCGGAGGTATCTGCAAAAGAAGATACCGATAACATACAATTTAATGGTAGCACAAAAGAACAGATTTGTCAAGCATACAAAACTGCTGATGAAGCTTGTACAGATATACTCGATATCTACGAAGGAATGTCGGCATGTGAGCGTAGAGCCTTTGATATCGGAGAAGTGTACGGAAAGATATGCAGCACAAGGGATAAGCTTGAAAATATGAGAGGAGCGAACTAAAATGTCAGTAAAAATAAACTCACTTGAATTTGAGAACGTAAAGAAAATAAAAGCCGTACAGCTTGAGCCTGCAAAGAATGGGCTTACTGTTATTGGCGGTAAGAACAGGCAGGGCAAGACCTCTGTGCTTGACGCTATCGCTTGGGCGCTTGGCGGTGACAAGTATAAGCCGTCCTCTCCTCAGCGTGAGGGGTCTGTTGTCGAGCCGCACTTGAAGATCACCCTCGACAACGGTATAGTAGTGGAGCGTTCGGGTAAGAACAGCTCCCTCAAAGTCACCGACAGCACAGGCAAAAAAGGCGGTCAGCAGCTTTTGAACAGCTTCGTTGAACAGTTCGCACTTGACCTGCCTAAGTTCATAAATCAGTCAAACAAAGAAAAAGCTTCAACTCTGCTGAAAATAATCGGCGTGGGTGATACGCTCTATCAGTTGGAACATAAGGAACATTCACTCTATGACCAGCGTACCGCTATCGGCAGGATAGCTGACCAGAAGTCTAAGTTTGCAAAGGAAATGCCTGTGTACGCAAACGTTCCTTCCGAGCCTGTTTCGGCTTCGGAGCTTATCAGACAGCAGCAGGATATACTTGCTCGCAACGGTGAAAATCAGCGTAAGCGTGATCAGAAAGAATACTACGAAAAGCAGTTGGAGATTGCTAAGTCTGCCTATGAACGTGCAAAAGCAAGCTATGAAGCGGCAGTGAACAACTTCAAGCTTGCAAGCCTTGACGCACAAGACCTTGTGGACGAAAGCACAGCGGAGCTTGAAAAGAATATCTCAGATATCGAGGAGCTGAACAAGAAGATAAGAGCAAACCTCGACAGGGAGAAAGCTGAGATAGACGCTGAGGACTACCGTTCACAGTATACATATCTCACTGAGCAGATAGAGGACGTAAGGCAGGCTAAAACTGACCTGCTGGGCAGTGCCGACCTGCCTCTTGAAGGACTTTCCGTTGAGGACGGAGAGCTGTTGTATAACGGGCATAAGTGGGACAGTATAAGCGGTGCTGAACAGCTTATCGTCGCTACCTCTATCGTGAGAAAGCTCAATCCTGACTGCGGCTTCGTACTTTTGGACAAGCTCGAACAAATGGATACCGACACCCTTGAAGACTTCGGCAAGTGGCTCGAAGCACAGGGCTTGCAGGCGATAGCCACAAGAGTTTCCACAGGTGACGAGTGCAGTATCATTATCGAGGACGGCAGGTCAATGGACAACGAAAAGGAAGAAAACACAGAAACGAAAACTTGGAAAGCAGGTGCATTTTAATGTATGAGATAACATCAGGAGTTGTAAGCTCCGCACAGAAAGTCGTGATATATGGTCCTGAGGGCATAGGCAAATCCACCTTTGCGGCTCAGTTCCCCGACCCTGTATTTATTGATACTGAGGGCAGTACAAAGAAGCTGAACATCAGACGTTTCCCTAAGCCAACAAGCTGGGAAATGCTCAAAAACGAGGTAAAGGAAGCTATGAACGGCAGGCTCTGCAAGACCCTTGTAATAGACACTATCGACTGGGCAGAACAGCTTTGCATAAACTCTCTCTGCTCGACGTATCAGAAGACAGGCATTGAAGAGTTCGGGTGGGGCAATGGATATGTATACGAAAAAGAAGATTTCGGCAAGTTTTTGAATCTTTTGCAGGAGGTAGTTGACAGCGGTATCAACGTTGTGCTTACGGCTCACGCTCAGATGAGAAAGTTTGAACAGCCTGACGAGCTGGGCGCTTATGACCGCTGGGAACTGAAACTCGGCAAAAAGACCTCTTCTCAGATATCGCCTCTTGTGAAAGAATGGGCAGATATGGTGCTGTTTGCAAACTACAAAACATATGCAGTAGCTGTGGATAAGGATGGCAAGAAGTTCAAGGCTCAGGGCGGTGACCGTGTTATGTACACCACACATCACCCTTGCTGGGACGCTAAGAACCGTGACGGACTTCCGTCTGAAATGCCTTTTGAGTATAGTGGTATAGCTCACCTGTTTGCGTATACACAGCCTGCTGAAATGCCTAAGCCTGTGCCGATGCCAAGACGTGTGCAAGAGCAGCTTGCACAGCCGAAAGCAGCACCGCAGCCACCTCATAGGACATCAAACGCAGTGACATTGCAGCAGGCTCAGCCGATAGCTGCACCAAAGGCAGAAGAACCTCTTACTGATCTCAGCGGCTTTGAGGACGTTGCACCGCCTATCATTATCCCTGAGGGCATACCGAAAGCACTTGCAGACCTTATGAGAGCCAACAACGTAAGCGAATCGGATATACGTCTTGTGGTATCTCAGAGAAACTATTTCCCTTATGATACCCCTATCACAAACTATCCTGACGACTTCGTACAGGGCTGTCTGATAGGTGCTTGGGAGCAAATGCTGCCGCTTATCAGAGAAAATCAGAAAGTACCATTTTAAAAGGAGGACAACACTATGGATAATTTTATGGAATACGGCTGGGAAGATGAGATAGTCAACGAGGGTGGGGACTTTGTCCTGCTCCCTGAGGGGGACTATGACTTCACAGTTGCAAAGTACGAACGTGCAAGACACGAGGGGTCGGCAAAAGTGCCGCCCTGCAATATGGCAAAGGTCACATTCACCATTTGGGGTGCAGAGGACAGCGTGGAGATAACAGAGAACTTCTTCCTTTGCAACAAGTTTGAGTGGAAGCTCTCAGCACTTTTCCTGGCTCTCGGGCTAAAAAAGCATGGCGAGCCGCTGAAAATGAACTGGAACGCTATCACAGGCAAAAAGGGCAAGTGTCACGTCTACGTTGACAACTACAAGAACAAGGACGGTGAGGACAGGCAGTCCAACAAGATTAAAAAGCTCTATGCCTATGACGAGAATGTTACTACCGTTCAGCCTGCTCAGACGCAGACACCACAGTATAGTCAGCCTGCTCAGACAGGTGGCTGGAAAGCCGGTGCGTTCTGATGATGAATTTAAGACCATATCAAAACGAGGCTAAGCTTGCTATACTCGAACAATGGTCTGAGGGAATAAACAAAGTCCTTGCAGTTCTGCCCACAGGAACGGGAAAGACAATACTTTTCTCGGCTGTTACGGAAGAATGTGTGCGGCAGGGTAAGCGTGTGCTTATCCTTGCCCACAGGGGCGAACTGCTCGACCAGGCGGCTGACAAGCTTATGAAGTCAACAGGGCTTGGCTGTGCCACCGAGAAAGCAGAACAAAGTTGTTTAGGCTCTTGGTATCGTGTAGTAGTAGGCTCAGTTCAGACCCTTATGCGTGAGAAAAGGCTCAAAGGCTTTTCGGAAAATTACTTTGATACCATAATAATTGACGAGGCTCATCACGCTATCTCAGACGGCTATCAGAGAGTGCTTGACCATTTTCCAAAGGCTCAGGTGCTTGGGGTGACGGCTACACCTGACAGGGGCGATATGAAGAACTTAGGCTCGGTGTTCGACAGCCTTGCATATGAATACACCCTGCCGCAGGCTATCAAAGAGGGCTATCTTTCACCTATCAAGGCTATCACCATACCGCTGAAACTTGACCTTTCGGGAGTATCAACTCAGGCAGGAGATTTCAAGGCAAGTGATATCGACACGGCACTTGACCCTTATCTTTATCAGATAGCTGATGAAATGCTCAAATACTGTAAGAAACGCAAGACAGTTGTGTTCCTGCCGCTTGTCAAGACCTCTCAGAAGTTCCGTGATATCCTTATCAGCAAAGGGTTCAACGCCGCTGAGGTCAACGGAGAAAGCACAAACAGAGCGGAGATATTAGAAGCTTTCGACAAGGGCGAATACAACGTGCTGTGCAACTCAATGCTCCTCACAGAGGGCTGGGACTGTCCGTCAGTTGACTGCGTTATCGTGCTAAGACCAACAAAAGTGCGTGGGCTTTACTGTCAAATGGTAGGCAGAGGCACAAGACTTTGCGAGGGAAAGACAGAGCTTTTGCTGCTTGATTTCCTATGGCACACAGAACGCCACGAGCTTTGCAGACCTGCACACCTTATCTGTCAGAATGAAGAGGTCGCTGAGAAAATGACCGAAAACCTTGCCAATGAGGCAGGCTGTGCAGTAGATATCGAAGAGGCAGAAAAACAGGCAAGCGAGGACGTTGTGGCACAGCGTGAAGAGTCTTTGGCAAAACAGCTCAAAGAAATGAAAACACGCAAGAGAAAGCTCGTTGACCCATTGCAGTATGAAATGTCAATACAGGCTGAGGACTTGTCCTCTTACGTTCCTGCTTTTGGCTGGGAGTGTGCTCCTGCTACCGACAAGCAGAAAGCAAAGCTTGAAAAGCTGGGTATTTTCCCTGACGATATAGACAACGCAGGCAAAGCAAAGCTTATCCTTGACCGCCTTGAAAAACGCCGCAATGCAGGACTTACCACACCTAAGCAGATAAGGCTGCTTGAAAGCAAGGGTTTTGAACACGTTGGCTCTTGGAGCTTTGACAGCGCAAGCAGGATGATAGCCCGTATCTCTGCCAATGGTTGGAGGCTGCCGAGAGATATCGACCCTAAGACTTACACACCTGAGAACTAAGGAGAAGTGAATGGATAACACAAATTTGTCTAAAATGCTTGAATACATAGACCCTGCAAGCTGTGATTATCAAGAATGGGTCAACGTGGGAATGGCTCTCAAACACGAGGGCTATTCCGTGAACGATTGGGACAGTTGGTCGAGGTCAGACAGCCGTTATCACAGCGGTGAGTGTGAACACAAGTGGCAAGGCTTTAACGGCAATGCTCAGCCCGTGACCGCAGGAACTATCGTGCAAATGGCAAAAGAAAGAGGATACAGCCCCCATGAATTTAAGGCATACGATTGGGACGGCGAGATAATTGCAGAAGAAAGCAGTCCCCTTGTAAACGGCGGTGAGGGAATACCAATCACCGAGCCTGCTCAATGGGATCCTGTCAAGGAGATAGTCACATATCTTGAAACACTCTTTGAAGCAGGAGAGAACGTGGGCTATGTTACGCAAACGTGGGAAACAGAAAAGGACGGCAAGACCAGGTATCTGCCCACAAAGGGGTGCTGTGACAGGACGGCAGGGGAGCTTATCAAGAGGCTTGGCGAATGTAACGGCGACATTGGTGCGGTGTTTGGCGACTACAAGGAAGAAGCCGGAGCGTGGATCCGCTTCAATCCTCTTGACGGCAAGGGCGTAAAGAACGAGAATGTAACAGACTACCGCTATGCTCTTGTTGAAAGCGACAGTATGCCTATAGAACAGCAGAATGCTGTGATGAGAGAGCTTGAACTTCCTATCGCTGTGCTTGTATACAGCGGTGGAAAGAGCGTTCACGCTATCGTCAAGATAGACGCTCCCAACTATGATGAATACCGCAGGCGTGTTGATTTTCTTTACAAGGTCTGCAAAGAAAGCGGTCTTGACATAGATAAACAAAACCGCAATCCCTCACGTCTTAGCCGTATGCCAGGCGTAACGAGGAACGGCAAGAAACAGTTCATCATTGACAAGAACATAGGCAAAGAAAGCTTTTCGGAATGGAAAGATTACATAGAAAGTATCAATGACGATCTCCCTGACCCTGAGAGCCTGAGTGCTGAGTGGGATAACCTGCCTGAGCTTGCACCACCACTTATTGACGGTGTTCTCAGACAGGGCCACAAAATGCTCATTGCAGGTCCGTCAAAGGCAGGCAAGTCTTATGCGCTTATCGAGATGTGCGTGGCGATAGCTGAGGGGGTCAAGTGGTTTGGCTGGCAATGCACCAAAGGAAAGATACTATACGTCAACCTGGAGCTTGACAGAGCATCTTGTCTGCACCGCTTCAAGGACGTGTACACCGCCATGCACCTAGAGCCTGAAAACCTCAACAGCATAGACATATGGAACTTGCGAGGTCACAGCGTACCAATGGACAAGCTTGCGCCAAAGCTTATACGCCGAGCAAGCAAGAAGAATTACATTGCCGTGATAATAGACCCTATCTACAAGGTTATAACAGGTGACGAGAACTCAGCAGACCAAATGGCGCACTTCTGCAACCAGTTCGACAAGGTATGCACAGAGCTTGGCTGTGCGGTCATATACTGCCACCACCACTCAAAGGGAGCGCAGGGCGGTAAGCGTTCAATGGACAGAGCCAGCGGTTCAGGAGTATTCGCCCGTGACCCTGACGCACTTCTTGACCTTTCAGAGCTTGACATTTCAGACAGCCTTTACAAGCAGCAGGAGGACGAAACTGTTTGCCATATCTGTGAGAACTGGATGAGGAGATTTTACAGAAATACTGATGATCTTTGTTCACAGGATGATCTTGTTACGCCGTCAAAAATGCTTGAGATAACGCACAAGTACCTGCACCCGAACTCATACAAGCTTATGATGACCGACATAGACAAGGCTAAGCTTGCGGTAAGAAACCGTACAGCATGGCGTATAGAGGGTACTCTGAGAGAGTTCCCGAAATTTGCTCCCCTCAATATGTGGTTTGATTATCCTGTTCACAAAGAGGATACTGTGGGCGTGCTTAAAGACTGCGAGGTAGAGGACATCACACCGAATTGGAAAAAGAATTTCAGCAAGAAGAAGACCAATGAAGACCGCAGCAAGGAGCGCAAGGAGAGCATTGAAACAGCTTTCAGCGGTGTGCAGGAGAACGGCAAGTGCCGCATTTCTGAGCTGGCGGAGTACATAGGAAAGAGCGAAAAGACCGTTGGAAGATACCTCAAAGAGCATGGTGGCTTTTGGATAGAAGAGGGAGAATGCGGCTTAAAAGCTCAGTAGACAGACAAGACAAAATCGAATTTTTGAACTTTAGACAGACAGGAAAAAATCGAAAAGTGTCAGGGACAAAATCGAACTTTTTTCTTGTCGGACAATATCGAAAATTACCGAGTTTGTCGGACGGACAGACAAAGTATATTATATATAATAT